TGTAGTTACAGTTCGTGACTATGACACAGTTATCAAGACATATCAGTGGCTACAACTCGGACGCCATCAATTTAAGAGTCTAATCATTGACTCAATTTCAGAACTTCAAGTTAAGTGTATGGATTCAATTGCTGGTAGCGAGCAGATGAAGATGCAACAATGGGGCGAATTACTTCGTCACATGGGTGGCCTTCTTCGTGATATTCGTGACCTCACCATGCATCCAACTAATCCACTAGAAGCAGTAGTGCTTACAGCAATGGCTAGAACAAGCCAAGATGGTCGTAACAAGCCTTATCTACAAGGACAGTTAGCGATTCAAGCACCTTACTTTTATGACATTCTCGGCGCAATCAACGTCGAACAAATGCCAAGCATGGACCCTATGCAATCTCCACATCGAGTACGACGTATGTATGTTGAACGTACAGACAAGTACGAAGCAGGAGAACGTGTTCAAGGTCGCCTTGGTGCAATCGTAGAACAAGAGAATTTGTCTATTGACCGAATGCTCGACATGATTTTTGGTCCAAGACAAGTAGCAACAGACACAACTACAACAACGAAAGAGGTAACGCAGTGAGCACACTCAATTGGGGCGATCTCATTAAAGATGCGGGAGATGCAGGAAGTTATGACGCACTCCCAGATGGCGACTATGACCTTGTGGTCGTAGAAGCAACCGCAAAGGTTTCACAGAGCGGTAAGACAATGTTCGCAGTCAAGGCTCAAGTTGAGGGCGGTGCTCACAATAAGCGTCTTGTTTGGGACAATCTTGTAGTATCACCTGAAAGCCAAGGAGCACTTGGTATCTTCTTTAGCAAGATGCACGCACTTGGTCTTCCTAAAGAATACTTTATGCAATCTCCACAACCTTCAAATGCTCAGATTGAGCAGATTCTTGTTGGTCGTCGCTTCCGTGCGCAGGTAGGTTCACGCACATGGCAGGGTCAGAAGAAGAATGAAATTAAGAAGTACTTCCCTGTTCAGGCTCAGACTGCTTCAGCACCCGCTGCACCAGCACCTGCACCTGCGCCTGCACCAGCACCTGCGCCTGCACCAGCACCTGCGCCTGCACCTGCACCTGCACCAGTTCAGACTGAAGCAGTTGGTCACAATCCAGCACCAGCAGAGGCTACTCAAGCACCAACAGCGCCGTTCTAATAATAATCCTAGAGACCGCCCAACGTTTTTTGTTGGGTGGTTTCTAGTATTTAGAAAAGAGGATTGATGAAAGTATTTGTAACTGGATGCACAGCCCCACAGGCATCTAAGAATGCAAACGAAAAGAATCCATCATTTGCTGGAATAATTAATACTGCACTTAGTGAACTTGGTTGCGATGTAACGTGGGAAGACCCGTCTGTAAAGATGGACAAAGAGTATTTATCTCAGTTTGATTCAATTTTAGTAGGTGTTGCATCCCCTACAAATGTTATCTCACATCGTATTTATGGAGCATTGTCTGTAATTAATCATGCTTCAGAATTAGGAACTTTATCTTTATTTATTGATACCCCTGAGCCGCATAAACTTTTTGCTGGTATCAGAGAGGTTTATCACAGCCCTAAATCTTTAGTTAAAGAGTTTTACTCTAAGAAGCGAGAATACAATCTTGCTTTAGAGCCAGAACATTTTAATAATATATTTTCTGGACTATCGAAGTTGTATGTAGATGCGTGGCCTACAACCATAATTCCTTCGTATCCATGGTCTAACCAAAGTAATATTTCTAAATATATACCAAATATAGACAATAGCAAATTATTTTTAATCTCCCCAGATGCTGCTCTTTTAGAGTTACAGCACTACAGAAGCGCACCTGTTTCTGGGGACTATTGGTGTGCGGACAGTTTAAAAACTAACTGGACGCAGTCGGCAACTAAATTACTAACTTTAAGATCAGAAAATTATCGCTCAAGTAAGTGGGAAAACAATAGTGCTGTCTTAGGGCGACTTCACGACTCTGTAGGGGCGCTGATAAGCACATATAAAGATGGGAACCCTTGGTGGCTTCCTAGCCTGTCTCAGGCGCTGTATGTAGGAGTCCCTGCAGTAACTGATTGGCGCCACACCGCATATATGGGTGAGGAGTGGTCCCATCTTCCATCGACGATTGAGGGAATGAATCCTAATCAAAGACTAGAACTTGCAAGAAGCCAAAAAGAGATTTATATGGAACATTTACCTTCTTGGCACAGTATTAAAGAGAGTCTAGGAAATATTTTGCTACAAAAGACATATATAAACAACTAAGGAGAAAATAATGGCTGATACAAATATGGATTGGGTCAAAGAACAACTTACCCAAAACAAAACTAAAAAGGCTGTAGGAGATTCTGTTATAAAACTTCTCGGCACTTGGGATGAGATTAAGCAGAAAAATGAGTCCTTAAAGACTGTCAATCCTCAGGATATTATTGATATCTTTAGCAAACTCTCTATGGGCTATGTACTTGTTCAAGACAATAAGAATGAGAGTTGGGTTAAAGCTCAAATTGGTCAGATTAAGGTTGCGGATATTGTTCGCGTTCCTTTTGATGCTTTTGATGACTCAACAGGTAAATCTAATCTTAATGGGCGTCGTGGCCGTATTGTTGCTGTTCGCTCTGGTGACATTATTGTAAAAACAGATGATGGGAAACTTCCAGTTTTAGATGGAGTTCATATTCGTCCAGAGTTTTTAGAGAAGTTAGTTTAATGTCATCCGTAACTTACAAGTTTGACTTTCTTGCTAATAATAAGTTTGAAATTGAAGAGATTGTTAAAAAGAAAATTTCTACTTATATGGATAACGAGTCAGATAACCCACTACGCTACGTCAGTTATGAAACGTTAGTAACAGATTCTAATGATGCAAAACATAGATATCAGATACAAGTCACAGCGAGGATTAGAGATGACAACTAGTAATGAAAATAGCACTCCAACAACTCCAGTACAAGAAGTGCCTTTACGCGTAGCAGCTCTACGAGAAGCAGCTGGGATTATCAATGGTGACAGAAATAAACAATACGGTAACCCAGAAGATAATTTTGAACGCACTGCAAAGATTTAGTCTGTAATTCTTGGTATTGAGATTAGCAATGAAGATGTTGCAATGATGATGGTCGGATTAAAAGTTGCACGATATGCATCTAAGTCAGGATATCAACCTGACACTTGGGTAGATATTGCAGGATACGCTGGTTGCGGATATGAAGTAGGAGCAAAACAAGTAAGACCTAACTAACAACCAACATCTTCGGGAAGGCATTTTTTGTGTCAAAAAGACCATGGGAATTTGAAGAACCAGTGTGTGCAGAGATTGGAAGTTTTTATTTTTACTTAGACGACAAAGATGAACGAGGTCCTGACTCTATTTCAGATTACAATATTGCAAAAGCGTTATGCTTTCAATGTATCCACCGCGTAGACTGCGCAGAGTGGGGTATATCTAATGAGGCTCATGGGGTATGGGGCGGTATGACACCTAAAGAAAGAGCGTATCAGAGACAAAGAAGAGGTCTTCGTTTAGACCTTTCTTAACAATCTATGATGAGATTATCCCCTAGACTTATTTCATGTCAGCCGAACCAGTGCTAATACCGCTTGCCATCTGTGAGATGTGTTGGCTAGAAGAACACGCAAAATGGGAACCAGAGAGCATGAATGAATCTGGAAATATTTTGATGCGCCTTGCTGGAGTTGACATGCCAGAAATAGTAGAGATAGGTTCAGTAGACATTTGTTGTCAGTGTGGCTCTATAACAATTGCTGGAATTTATAATATGATGAACCCTGCGGAAGTTTATTTTATTAATGGTGACAGGGCTCATGACTTTGAGTTTAATTTCAGTGAGACTGACGAGGATTAGATTGGGCATAAGTGGCAAAGGCAAAAGACCTCAGGCTGGGACAGGAACTTTGGCTTGAGTGGGAAGGCTCTTGGTCACCTGAATTAGATAACTCCATTCTCTACTACACAATTGACCATGTAGATATAGAAAATGATTTAGTAAAACGTGCCCTAGCCTCTGTACTACAGAGGGATGGCATCTTTGACGCTCTTGGAGACGCATTTAAAGCTATAGATAACGGTGTACCTAACATTGTGTGGGCTGGAACTATACAAGATAATACAGAACTAGAAATATGCAACTCTCTTGGAGAGACAGAATATGGTGATGTTCTAGAGAATATTCAAGAAATAACCTGCGTAGAGGTTCAAAAATAAATATAGTTGAATAGTGTGTTTAGTCGTATATTTAATAGTGTTTTAGTATAAAATACGACATATGTGGAAACCAGCAAATAGTCTAGAATGGCAAAGAAGCGCCTCATGCGCTAAGCCAGAGAACAAAAATCATATAGATTGGTTCTTTTCTCAGGACTTCTCTGAAAAATATGCTGCTAAGAATCTGTGCTTTTCTTGCCCTGTTCGTAAGGACTGCCTCCAGTGGGGTCTAGAACATCGTCAAATCTGGGGTATCTGGGGTGGAAAAGATGAAGTTGAAATTCGTAGAACTCTATCTGTTTCATATCTTGGGGAGGAAACGAGACGCCGCAGGTTCCCAAATTGTCCATACTGCACTGCTCGCCCAAACAAATTAGAAACTTCTGTTGCTCAACTAGATACAACTGGTCGTTGGACAACAGCAAAAATTGTCACATGTAGCGAGTGTGGCTTTGCTTGGCGCAGTCGAACAAGTGCAAATGCTGTAGAAGCATACAAAATAGAACGTGCCGATAGAATTGCTAAGCAAGAGAAAGAAAAACTAAAGAAAGCTAAGAAGGCTAAAAAGATACCTAAAGCTAAATAGTTTTAGTTAAAACATTCTGGATGTCTAATTACTAGCGCTTTATTAACCCACACCTGGTCTTCAATGTTCCATCCCCACTCATACGAAGTGTCTACAAGAACAAAACCGTTATCCTCCATGAATTGAATAATCTTTTCGGTAGTCACATGAGTATCATGTACAGGAGTTTTCTCTGTCTCTAAATGAAATAACTTAACATCTTTTAACCTGTCCCCAAAGCCCTGTAGAACCTGCCAGCTATAGCCTTCAGTATCTACTTTAATAACATCTATCTTCTCATTAAGCCCTAGTCTTGCTAAAAGGGTATCCATACGAGTAGATGGAACGATTACCTTATGTATTTTATCTGCGTAATACTCTGGCGCAGGATCAATTGACCTATCTTTATTAAATATAGATGAAGTACCAGAAGCCTCTTTATTACCTCCTTTGACAATATGAAATTCAGTGTCCCCGTCTTGATGAGTAACAGCGCTATAAATGACATCCATCCAAGGATATTTAGCCTGAGTAGATGCTATAGCAGAAGTATTAGCATCGATTGCAATCACTCTAGTGCTGTTTAAGTTTTTGTACAGGTAGTAAGCGTCATCGCCATCTCTGGTTCCAATATCAATAATTACAGGAGCATCGCTATCAAAGTGTTTACGGAAGTTAAGTACAACTGGCTCTAAAGGGTCAATATATTCTCTAGTCTCATACAGTTTTAAGTTGCCAATGATGGCAGTCCTGTAGCTATGCCCAATATCTTTCTTTAATAGTTCTTGGAATATTTCCCAAGACTCATCTTTGCGCCCTACCCACCAACCAGTTACAGCTTTTTCAAAATCTAAAGCATACTCTCCTGGGTAATCTACCCAGATAGGGAGCGGAGTAGACTTAATTTTTGTATACATAAGCCCTATCTCAGCAAATGTGTAGGCCTCTTGCCAACGCTTTGCTCGCTCGCAGTATCGCGCCAAAAGAAACCAAGCCTCTGGTCTAGTTGGGAGATGAGCAACAGCTTTTAAAAATAGATTATGTACAGTGCTTTGACGATTTTTTTGATTCTCAAAGCATTGAGCAGATTTAATCAAAGCCGCGTATACATACTCAGGATGTGTATAAAACCCATACTCGGCTGTTCGTAAATAGAAAGAAACAGCAGAAGCCGTCTGCCCTACTTTTTCATATTCAACAGCAATATTAAAGCTAAGTACTGGGTTAAAAGGGTCTTTAGATAGTTCAATAATAAGATTATCAATAGCCTTAAACATTGACTGCCTCCTCAATTAGTTCATCTACTACTGCTTTAGGCACCTGAAGAATAAATGCTGCGTTGTCTTGGAACCCAAATGTAACCAGTAAATCACCGTCATACTCTGCGGCTCCAGAACAAAATTCAATCTGTCCGTCTAGGAATGACCAATTATCAGGAGAGATTCCGACCAATATAAACTCTTCATTCCACACACATAGTCGATGACGATAGGTGGCGTTTTTCTGCTTCATGTAGTTTTTATACAAAACTACTTCGTGGGTTATAGCAATATAGTAATTCCCCCACTTAATTAACTGAGAGCCGCCACGCTGGTCAGCGTTAACAACTTTTCCTGGCGCTACTTGAACCTGTTCACACTTAGGTTCATCAGGGTTAGCCTTTACTAACTCTGTTGGAGAAGTCCACTTAATGTAATGAAAAGGCTTATCAAGAACTGGCATCCAATTCTTCTCGCAGTAAGAAGTTTCATCTACTGGCGCTGGGATGCGAATACGAGACACTTCTTTAGCTGTCCATGCTTGTTTATCTACTTCTAGTTCAGATAACTCCATACGGCCTTGACCATTAGTAGTGGTATCTCTACGCACACCTGTGCCATAATACTTACCGTCCCATTTAACTAGGCGAGCATCCTCTAACCCAACAAATGTCCAAATAGGTTTTACATCTAATTCGGTTGTATCAATAGAGCAGTGATTAACAATATTTAAATCTTTGCCTAACCGCAGCAAATAGTTGTCTGTGACAAGACGTTGGTCCTCTTCTGGGTGTAAGTAAGCAAGAGGACCCCATACGCTAGGAAATCGTTGGTCGTTCTCTGCGTGATAGAGAGTGTAGTTAATGTGGCGCAGAATACAGAGAATTTCACCATCGTCATCAATAAATACCGACGGGTTCATTAACCCTGTCCCGCCAGTTACCTCTGATGGAATAATTAAAGGCTTTAGTTGCCCACCTGCCTGTACCGATCTCTGCACTAAGTTCATATAAATTCCCTTGGTTATAGACTTGTAAACTTACCATAGTGACCATAGTAAGCATTTCTTTTTAGCAGTTCTAGCAGCGCTTCATTATCTTTATTAGAGTAAATAGCAATACTTTTATGAAGATTTGTTTCGTTCCACCCATCCTGATGCGCGTGCGATAAAGAAAATGACGGGATATATTTTAAATATTTAACAGGAGCAGCAAGGACTTGCTTAACACACTCTAAGTATGTAGAGTCTTCGTTACCATATTCTACAAAAGTTTCATCTTGCCCTAGCCAAAAAACAGATCTTTGTATAAATACAAACCCTGGGTAGTCTAGAATCCAAAAGTAATCTACTGGCTCATCGGTTTTATCTACATCTAAAAGATATAACTCTTTGTTTTGAAGGTATTCTTCAACTGCTTCCTTACTAAACTCCTCTTTATTTCTAATTTCTGACAGTTTTTCTTTAACATCAAGGTTATTAATTTCGTCAATAGAATAGTTTGACTGGTATTGGACTACTCCATAAGATGGTTTAATAACTCCAATATATGAAGCAGACTCTTTTACAGCTTCATCCAAAACCTCTTTGTCAATAAAAATGTCTGCGTCTAGTATTGCTATTACTTGTTTTGGAGAAACCATAGCTGCTGTATTACGTGCAGCAGACCTATTAAAGAAATCGTGGTCAGTGTCAGTAGTAAATACCTTATACCCTATTGATTCATAGTATTCCTTAAACTTGTTAAAGATTGCTTGCCTACTATTAGATGTCCCCCGAAAAGGAGTAAATAAAATTTTAGATTCAGATACATCATAATCTAAAAAACTTGGTTTATTTTGTAAAATATTAAAAGTGTCTTCAGATACCTTTATGGCTATTGGTTTATTAGTGACATTATAAATATTAAAATCTACACCTTTATCAATTTTTATAGTTTTACGCTGGGTGTATCTAGTAAAATGGTTACCTGTTCTCACTACAAACATAGGAGCATTGACATATAACCATGTGTCAAATATAGAATTAACATAGCTGGAACTTTTTGAATAAGCATCTAATACAATCATTTAAGTTACCCCTACCTCTTTCTCTGAGCAAACTATATCCAAAAAAGAATAAGTAGGAGTCCAATTAAGTTTATGTAAATTGTTAATAAAAGGGTATATTGTTTTATCTTGTGCCTCCCTTACGGCACATTTTATTTCTAATCCATTTTTTCTATAGGCTTCTATAACCTCCAAAACAGAGTGCTGTTTTCCAGAAAAAACATCTGTTAAAAGAGGTTGAGTAGAGGTTAGCGAATACTCTAATGCGCATACATTTGCTTTGGCTATATCCAAAACATGAGTATAGTCACGAGTTGTTGTAGGGCTATTAATTGTAAATACCCTTTGCTCTTGATGAGTTTTATTTAAAATAGCAAAAATATTCTGACCTGTCTCGTCTTCTACCCCTTCTGCCTTACCTCCAACATTAAAATATCTAAGTATGACCGAGGATTTTATTCTTGAAATAATTCGTTCTTCTATTAATTTGCTTTTAGCATAGGGATTGGTAGGTTCATAGACCGCAGCGGAAGAGGCAAATACGGCAGGAAGATTAAACAATTTACATAAAATAAATACTGATATTGTAGAAGAGATATTGTTCCAGTAATATACTAATGGACGCTTTTTAGATTCTCCGATGCTTTTTTTAGCGGAGAGATGGATAATCCCTATAGGCTTTAAAGTATAAATAAGTGACCCTAGTTTAAAGATATTTTCCGTAGATATTCCTACTTTTTTATCAGTAAGAATTGACACGTATCCTTGTTCTTCTAGAGCTTTTGCTGTTGCTTTTCCAATATACCCTAGACCACCTGTGACAAGGACTGCTTTCATGTCCGTATCCTACCAAACTCCTGTACATAGGTGTAGGATATTGACATGGCCAGACGTTATTTTTATAAAGCGCAAAGAGATAGGCGCTACTACAACCATCACTACAGAGATGAAACTCGTGAAGGTATTTTTGAGGCAAAAGTAGAGAACTTCATAATTAACCTACTAAAAAGAATATTTAGACGTAGTGCTTAGTTTTATAGAGATACTTAATAAAAAGTCGTGTGACGGCTGCACCAAATGCTGCGAAGGACATCTATCAGCCACGATACGTGGCCGCGAGATGTTCCCTGGTAAACCTTGCATCTTTGTTGAGCAAGGAGTAGGGTGTAAAGAATATGAAACTAGACCGTACGACCCTTGCGTTGTTTTTCAGTGCGAGTGGCGAAGAAACCCACACTTTGATGAGTGGCTAG